GCGTCTATCCTGATGAGCGCGTCGTCGTCGCTGTTCCACCTCAACGCCGCCGGCGACGTCGACGTTCCAGCGATCACGATCACTGCAACCCTGATCGGTCTGGAGGGGGACGTGACGTTCACGGTCGATGGCGCGGCGCTGACCAGCGTGACTGGCAAGAGCGCCGTCGTGCGCTACGCCGACATGCAGGGCCCGGCCGCCATCGTCACCGCGCGCATCGTCGCCGGCGGCCAGACGTTCGCACAGAGTTGCATCATTGGCGTCGTGCGCGACGGCTCCTCAGGCAGCATCAACTACACCTGGGTCAAGTACGCAGACAGCGCGGCCGGCGCAGGGTTGTCCGATAATCCAACGGGCAAGGCATACATCGGCCTGGCCTACAACAAGGGCACGGCCACCGAATCGACCAACGCGAGTGATTACGCGTGGTCGCTGATCAAGGGCACTGACGGCCAGCCAGGCGGGAAGGGCGCGGACGGATCTACGCTCTACACCTGGATCAAATATTCACGGGCGGCAAACGGTGATCCGCTGGCCGACCTGCCAGACGACAGCACGATGTACATCGGCTTGGCCATAAACAAAATGACGCCTGTCGAATCGACATGGGCTGGCGACTATGTGTGGTCGAAATTCCGCGGTGCCGATGGGGTCAGTATGCCTGGCATGCCAGGCGCGCGCGGCGCCGGCCAGTATTACGCCGGAGGCTCTGCCTGGTCTGACGGAGTGGCCAACGCGGCAACACCTGGCGACAACGTGGTCAACGACGTCGTCACGATTTCCAACGGCGGCACCTACGCGATGACGAAGCGATGGGATGGCTCGGCATGGAATGCTATCGGGGCAGTATTCGATGGCAGCCTGTTTGCCACGGAATCAATCCAGGGCTCTGCACTGAAGGCTGGCACCGTCACAATCTACGCTCCAGATGGGAGGGTGTTGTTGGGAGCTGGTGGCGAATTTGGCGCGCAAGTCACCGCGCACAACCTGGTCGTCGGCTCCCCTGATAATGTTGTTCCCGACCCTCGCTTCAAGGACCTTACGTGGTGGGGCCGCCCTGATGCGGCAGTCATCCAATGGGCAGAGAACGGAAGCACGACTGGCTGGAAGGGTGGTGCGTCGATGCTGCTGCCGACGAGCGGCCCGGAGCTTACCAGAGACACGATCTATTTTGATTTGACGCCTGGGGCCACCTATCGGATCGAGGGCCAGGCCTACCTGAGCAACGACTTCAATGGTCGGCTGTCAGCCTACCTGCTCATTGCTGGCGATCGTTGGTATTCAATTTTTGCCAACGACACTGGCCAGCGATGGGCGGATAACCTGGCGGTGCAGCTGAACAGCTCGTCGCCCAAGGGGTTCTCGACGTTCTCGACGACCTACACAGTCCCGCTCGGCGCCGCAACTGGCCGGGGCATGATTCGCGTGCGCAGCAGCCACACGGTCGGTACGGCGGAGGTCGGCTCGTTCAGCGTCACACGGGTGGCCGATGGCTCGCTGGTCGGCGACGGCGTGCTCGACGCGCGGCACATCAAGACTAAATCCCTTACGGCCGACTTGATAAATGTCGACCGCGTATCGGCAGTGTCCGCAATATTAGGCGACGTCCTTCTCGGGCCGGATGGCGCTCTCCATCAGGGCACCAACGCGTATAACACCGGCTCGGGCATTTATATCGGGGCCCCAGCTGGCGCGCCTAAATTCTTTGTCGGGACAGCTGGCGGAGCAAATATGCGTTATAGCCCGGAAGAAGGCTTGCGTATCGATCAGGCATCACTCGAATCCTATACCGCATGGCTCACTGGCAGTGCAGGCGGCAGCTATCCGAATGGATCGGCCGGATATGGATTCCTAAAGGCGAATGTGGCAGGCGGGAAGGCGCCGTACACTTATCGATGGACGCTGACTCTCGAAACTAAAACAGGTAGCGCGGGCAACATGGTAATCAGCGAAACCACGTCGCAATCAGCATCGTTTAGCGGGTCGGGTACAAATGCCACGCTGACATATACCGTGACCTGCGCAGTCACCGACGGTAACCAGCGCACGATCGTCCTGGGCACCTCAATCAATGCGAATCACGGAACGCCACCATGACAGCCACTTTCCATTTTGCCGACGTGATGCCGGATGGCCGCGTGCGCGCTTGCCTTTCCTGCGAAGCGCCGGAAGTCGGGCCGCCGGTCGTGCAGCACGCCGAGGGTGCGCCGATCTTGCTGGACGGTCCGATCGACTGGCGCGGCCCGACCGAAACATCGGTGCTGCACTGGAGCGCAGGGGACGGCCTGTCCTGGGTCGAGACAGCGAGCATCGCATTCTTGCGGGCCGCCCGACGCGAACAGATAAACACGTGGTGGCTTGACGCCAATAACAGCTACTTCGAATACCGTGGGGCGCGCATTGCTTATAGCGAATCCGACCGTGTCGATATTCAGGGGATCAACAATGTCGTCATGCTCACCAACGCGATGCCCACGAACCCTGACTGGCCGGCAGCGTGGAAGACTGTTGACAACGGTTGGGCCCCGATACCTGACGTCGCAGCGTGGGTCGAGTTCAATGTCGCAATAGCAGATCGTGGTACGGCGCACTTCAAGAAAGCGCAGATACTGAAGACCCAGCTGGAAGCAGCCACCACAGCGGCTGAAATCGAAGCAATCACCTGGTAGAGACTGCATGCCCAATCTGAGAATCCTTTCTGACAACGCCGTCGAGCGCGCCGCCCTGACTGCCTCGAGCACGGCGGGCGGCCTGGTCGTCGGCAACCTGGCCGCTGCGCAGGTCTACCCTGTGTGGCGCGCCACCGGCCGCGACGCCCGGGTCACCGCAGCATTCGCGGATGCCGAACCGATCGGCTTCGTCGGCCTACCGTTCTGCAACCTGTCGCCGACGGCGCGGCTGCGCGTGCGCGTGTCGGGCGAGGCGGCCATCACGAACAACCACACCTACACGGAGGCATTCGACAACGCCGCCTGGACGAAGAGCGCGGTCACTGTGGCGGCCAACGCGGGCACGGCGCCCGACGGTGCGGTTACGGCCGATCGCATAATCGCTACTACCACCAGCGGCACCCACTACGCCCAGCAGTCGATCGGCGCGGTGGCGCTCAACGGGATGCACACCGAATCGTTCTTCGCCAAGCGCGACACCGGAGAGCGGTACCTGCGCCTGCAGTTCGGTACCGGGTTCACCAACTCGTTTGCGGACTTCGACCTTGACACCGGTGACGTGGTCGCAACCTCGAACTGCACCGCACGGGTGGATGCGCGCCCGGGTGGCTGGTACCGCTGCAGCATCACGGCGTCGGCCACGTCGGCGGCCACCTCGTTCGTCCAGGTCTACACCAATCGCTCGACCAACGGGGCTGCTTATGCTGGCAACGGCACGGCCGGGATCCTGCTGTGGGGTGCGATGGGTGTGGCCGGACCCGTTGCCGGGTCGTACTACCCGAGCACGAGCGCTGCGGCGACGCGCCCGACAGGTCACATCGACAGCTGGCAATCGTACGACTACGACAGCGGCCTGGTGCTGGCGTGCCCAGCGCCGGCGGTTCGGCTGCGCGGCTTCACGCCAGCGCAGGCTGCAAGCGCGTACGCCTACGGTGGCGGTGCGTACGCGCGCCACTGGCTGCCGACGCAGGTCACCGCGCGCGGTATGGTCGTCGAGATCCTGGACCCGGACAACCTACAGGGCTACATTGAGGCCGGTTGCATGGTGGCCAGCTCGTTCTGGTCGCTGACCTACAGCGCTGCGGCCGGGTCTGTGACGATGGTCGACCGCACGGAAATTTCGCGCAGCGCCGCAGGTGGCCAGCTGGCCGACCCGGGCACGATGAGCCGCAAGGTTCCGGTCGACCTGCGCGCCATGCCGCCGGCGGACCGGGCCACGTTCCTCAACCTCTTGCGCAACAGCCGCGCGCATCCGATCCTGCTGTCGGTGTTCCCGATGCATGCCGACGTCGAGCTCGAGCGCGACTTCATGGTCTACGGCCGGCGCACGAAAGACTCGGACATTGCCTACCAGTTCATGAACGCGTACGCGACCACGCTCGAGGTCGAAGAAATCTGATATCCGCGCAGTCCAGCCCGGCCGCCTCGAGCGGCTTTTTTTACGCCCATCGAAAGGCAGCAATGACCATCAGCAAGTTCACCCCGCCAGAAGTTGGCAGCTACGCCGGCGCCCTGGTAACGGTCGCCACTTCCCTAACCCTGACTGAGTTCGGGGTGATCGTCGGCATCGCCACGGCGCTTCTCACGTTCGTGCTGAACGCCTGGTACACGCACCAACGCAACACGCGCGAGCACCTGCTGGCCGAGCTGGATCGCCGCGAGCGGGAAGTGCGCCTCGCGCAATTGCAGGCTCAGCTGATGGCCCCGCTGGCGAAAACGTAACCCGCAACTCATCTAGCGCTGGCACCGCCGGCGCGTAATCCGAAAGGACAAGACATGAAATTTATCGAAGACGCACGCGCGCAATTTCCAAAACTCTGGTCGGTACGTTTCGCGCTGCTGGCTGCCATCGCCTCGGCCATCGAAGCCGGCATGAACCTGTACGCCAGCGGCACCGCTCCGCTCCTGGTGGTGGCTGCCGGCCTGACCTCGCTCGGCGCCGCGATCGCGCGCGTCGTGGCACAACCGTCGGTGACCGGCAATGGTTAAGGGCGCACCAACCCAGCGGCGCGGCCTGGTCGCGCTGGTCGGCGTCGTGGCCGCC